TTAGTGTTTTATCCACTTAGATTTACCTCTCATTGCTTGAGCTATTTCTCCAAGTTTAATATTTGATAATCTTATTTTAGCATTTCTTAATTTAGCAGATCTATCTCATTTAAATCTAGCAACTTGAAACTCTTGAACATTAGTTCGACTAGCTATTATAGAGTAAGCTATATGAGCATACATTGCGTCTTCTGCCATTTTAGGTATTTTAGTGTCTAAATCATAAGCTAAACCATCAGAAATATATTCTAATACTATTAATTTATTAGCCAAATCACTAGAAAAAGAAAAAGTACCTAGTCTTTCGTTAATACTGAACCAGCCATTCTCTTGAGATATTTGAGGTTCTAATCCAAATCTTCTTCCATAATTTAACTTCCACCAAGCATAATCAAACACATACATATTCTCCATATCTCCATCCCCTACGATGTTATCAGTATTGTTTGTTTGCCATCTTTGTTCTGTTTCAGATTGATCAGCTAAATTGTTTTGACCATAATTGTTTTGAGTAGGTACACCTTCTCCATCTTGTATTGGTAAACTATATGGATTTGTAGTTGTGTTATTTACTGGATATATTATATGTTGAACACCTTGGTTATCTACCCAAGAAACTCTTACATAATTAACGTAGTCTTGTGGAATTGGTACAGAAAGACTAGGTGGTATAGTTAGTTCTTGTGATTTAATACTTTTTAAAGTGTCATAACTAAACTCTTGTAAACCTCTTTTAGCATGAAATATAACATCAGATCTTTTTACTCTTGGTATAATTTTGTCTATACCAACATAACCAACAATAAAATTATTTACTATATCTTTCAAGCTTATGTAAGCATAACTATTATAGTTACTATTTATAGCTGGTTGTTTTAACTGCACATATACATTTGTCGCTGTGTATGTTCCAGTAAGTGTTATAATATTGTTTACAGTATCAGATACATAAGACAAATTTTCTGCTTGAGCAATACCATCTAAAAATATAGTATAATTAGAAGATTGAGATATTTGAGCACCTATATTATCATAAGCACTAACAACACTAGTGTTAAACGTACATATAAAAGTAGGATTAACTACAGCTGTTAATGCAGAGAATAATTGTTGACCAGAGTAATATTGTGCGTTTGTTTCAGTTATTAATCCCATTTTTTATGATTTTTCATTTTGAGTATCTTGATTCAGTTGAGAAGATGCTGCTTGAATAACTGCTTGATCTCTTATTATGACTCCTGCATATTGTAGTATTTTTAATATAAGTTCAGTTTGCTGCATATCACTTATTTCAAAATTAACTGATCCAGTTGATGGTATAACAGGAGTTAAACTAAATCCAGGTGTTCCATCCCATACATATTGACCTAGAGTACCCACTCCATATCCCCATATTGGGTTTAATGGTTTTCTAATGTAGTTAAAGCCAATATCAGCGTTAGTTGGATTACTTAAAACTGGATAAACCGTTAATTTATTTTGTTGATAAATAGCTATTGGATGATTAATGCTTGGTTGCAATAAAGGTGAAAGAGTTTGTTGATGATATTCTCTTTTACTAACTATTTCTATTTCAGGAGCTCCTATTGCTTTTTCATAAAAAGCAGAACCAAATCTGTGAAGATCTGTTGGTAAGGTATATACATTACCAGTAACAGCTGATGCAGATGCATTTTTTTCAAACACTTGAAACTCGTCTTTCATTTTATCCATACGAGAAGCAAATTCTACATCTGTTTTTGGCATACGTATATACTGGTTATATTGCTCAAAAAAGTCTTCAAATATTTCTAGCTGAGCTTGAGCAGCGACTTTGTTAAACTCTTCAGGTGTTAAATATCCTCTTTGTTCTTTATTAAGGACAGTTAATACTGTGGTATATACCGTATTTACGTTTATTGCCATTTTAATATTTTTTAAAAAAAAGGGTGGCGATAAAACCACCCTTATTTATAATCACTTGTTATTTTAGTTTTTTCTCGATTGATTTGAAAACTTCAACTCCTTCGTCTGTCTTTAAAAAAGCAGCAAAAGCTGAGTATGGGTTTTCTTCAAAAGGTACTTTCATTAACTTTTTGCCATTAGAAGCCCAAGAAAATGTTCTTTGATCTTGTGATAATGTAATTATACGTTCTTCAGTTGCTTTAACAGCAGTATTTCTTAATTGTATATTTTCATCATTTGCAAGTTGTAAGAACAAGGTAGGGTTATTTTTAGCAAATACTAATAAATCTCTTTTAAGTTCCTTAGAACTCATCTTATTGACCTCAGAACCAACTTCAGTTCTTAATATAGCTTCTGCATGATCAATATCTAGTTCTCTAGATAAAGCTAATGCTTGAAACTCATATTCTAAATATTCTAAATCATCAACAGCTTCCTTAACATCATCCTTTTCTTCATATCTTTTATTTAACTGTGGATGATATATAGATAATAACTTTTGTAAAGCTTGTTTTTCTTTAGGTACAAATAGAGTTCCATCTTTAAATATTATATGCTCCATAGTACATTCACCTTTTTGTTCTTCAACAAATGGACTATTTTGGTTAGAAGCATGTCTAATTTCTTTTTGTTTACCTTCTTTAGGATCAAACCACAATAAAGGAAATCTTCTTGTGTGTCTTGACGGTAAAGTATAAGTTAACGGTGCATAATCGTGTGTAAGATAATAAAGTCTATCTTTTATTTCCCAAATGTCTTTTTCTACTTTAGGAGTTTCAACGATTTGTTCAACCGTTTCTACAGCTTTTGCTGTATGTTTTTTGTTTGTTTTTTCCATAATATAATATAATATAATAATTAAAAAAGACCCCGCCGAAGCGGGATCTTATTATTTTTGCTATTAAGAAATAGCTGCAACTGTAACTCCAGTAACTAAAGAACTTAGAGTAACTAATGGAGCAGGGCCAGAAGCACCATCCATTATATCTAAAGCTTCAGTAACTGCGAATACGTCAGTTCCATCATAAGCACCAGCACCAGCAATAGTTGCTTTATAGCCACTTGTGTAAGCTATTTCAACATCGTCACCAGTAGCTGATTCTTTAACGTGTCCAACATTATCTGCTGACACTATGTCAAATTGACCGTTTGCTTTCGCAACTTTTATATGTCCCATTTTCTTTATCTTTTAAATGTTAATAATTAATTAAGATGTAAACAATACAAAATTGTTTGCAGCTTGTGTTACTAAACATCTTTCAGATAAGTAATGTACTTCCATAGCATCAAGAGAAGAAGTATAAGCACCACCAACAGAACCAGTGATCCATGACTTCATTCTTCTATCATCAGTTTCAGAAGCTCTATATCTTACGTGTAAGAAAGGACGTCTAATATTTGATCCTAACATTTGATCATAAACTGTAGAAGTTCCAGCAGGAACTAACACACCTTTAATATTCGTAACCATACCTCTAGTAGAAGCATCATTTAAATATTTCCAGTCAGTTTTATAGAAGTCATAAGAACCTCTTCTAAAACCAGAGAAACCAAAGTTAAGAGCCATTTCTGATTCGTTATCAAATAAACCATAAGATGCAGACTGAGTAGAAGCAAAACCTCCACCAGCTTGAGCAGCAATCATATCATCAAAATCAAGAGCAGTAGCTCTGTCTAAGAATAACATGTTTTCTTCAATAGCACCTTGTAAATCTAATTGTTGTAAGATAGCATCAAAATCTCCTAATGCACCAGCTCCAGGAGCAGCAGCACCAGCAAAACCAGAGTATACATTACCTCTAGCATTTAGAGAAGCGAATAAACCTTCAGTACCTGTACCGTAGTTATTAGCAGCAGTGTTAACAGTAACACCAGAAGCAGCAGTAGCTTTTTCACCTTCAACCATAGCCATTTCAAGATAATCTTCATATCTTAATCTAGTTTCTGATTCAGCTTTCATATACCACAAGTATCCAGATGTACCATCTTCAGTAGCAACTTCGATCCAACCGATCTGAGCAGTGTCAGAACCATTTACGAAATATTTGTCTTTAATGATAATTGGTCTATTGCTAAATTGAGTAACTTGAGGAGTAACAGAACCTATCATTCCCTCAGTACCTTTAGCAAAGTCAGAACCGTAAACAAATACTTTTAAGTCTGAGTTACCTAATGCTCCAAAAGTAGCAGCAGTATAACAAACAGCAGTAAAAGTAAAAGTTCCAGGTGCTGGAGTAGCATCGTTAGCTGTAGCAGTAACCAAACCTTTTAGTGTCAATCCAGAAGCTGGATCAAATACTACTATACTTTGGTTGATTCTTACAACTACTTCATTAGGAGCAGCTCCAAGAGGTACTTGAACAGTAAAAACTGTACCAGCAGCGTTATCAGCTTTGTCTACATTGTCATAACCAACATGTAATCTATTTTGTTCAGACCAAATTACTTGATCCGATGTCATTGGCATTTCAGCGCCAACCATTCTTAAGAAACCTGATAACGTTCTGTTACCAAATCTTTCTACTTCTTGCTCATAAAGCTCAGGTAGATATTGTTGTGCAAAATCTGCAAAATTAGCTCCAGCTGCATCATTCCACTGTAAATAGTTAGTAGAAAGGATCGATTGATCTTGAGTAGGTGCTAATCCAGCATTAGTCACTGTGAATTGTCCCATTATATTGAGTTTTTATTTTTTTCTTATTTTTAATTTAGCACTATTTACTCCACTAACCGCTTTTATTTTCATGCCACCTAAAAATACTGCATCTGGATCAGGAGATAATCTTGGTTCAGAATTAATATTTTTAGACTTAGCAAACTCTGTTTTCACAGCGTCGGCTTTTCCTTGTTCATAAAAGTGACTAGCTATAGTGTCTATGTTTTGTGCCGCAAACAAAGATTTGTGGTAGTTACTTAAATCTGTAATTGCCCCATCTTCATTTAAGAACTTCTTAAGAAAATTTGCAATATCATTTTGATTTTTTGCTAACTCATTTGGATTACTAACTTGATATTTCACGTTTTTGTCTTTTAATTTAAAATCAAAACCTTTGAAATCTTCATTAAAAAACTGGTTTGATCTATCAATAAAATCTTCACGAGTTTTATTTACCTTGTCTTGCTCACTATTGTATCGATTGAAAAAATCCATAGCTTTTTGTTGTTCCTGAGTAACGCCCGGTCTCAACTTGATCTCGTCGTAATATTTACTCTTGGTTTCTTCCAAAAAGTTTTTGGCTTTAGCAACCTCTTCCTTTATTGCAAGCTTACGCTTACGTACAGTTTTTTCATCATCTTCTTCCTCATCATACGAAAATTCATCATTAAGTAAAAACTCAATTTCTTCGTTATCTAAATGAGGTTTAGATTGTTTATAAAATTCTTTTAGTAGTGTAACGTCGTCAGAACTAGAATAATCAGCATTTAATCTTACGTAGTCTTCAACTGTTCCACCAGTTTCTTCCATAAATGAAACTAGTTTTTCGATGTTTTCTGGTAAAGGTTTACCTGTTACCTTTTCATCTCTTACTGCTTCTTTTAATTCATTAGTAGCTTCTTTAACTTCTTCTTTAACTTCTTCTTCTTTTACTTCTACTATTGGCGAAACTACTTCTTCGGTGCTCCGTACTTCTTCAACCACTTCTTTGCTACTTGTCTCGTCTTTCTTTTCTTCGACAATAACATTGCTATCATTTGCGCTTTGTGTTTGAATGGCATCTTCTTTGTTTTTATTTAAATCTATCTTAGCTACTTCAGTTTCTTTTACATCTGGCTTTTTAGATAAATCTATTTTGTTAGATTCTGGTTTGTTATTGGATAATTTTTTAGGACGCTTTTTTATTTTAAAGTCACCCTCCTGTGGTATATTTTCTTTGTTTTCCATGATATGATATTATATAATAATTAGCCTAGTTATTAGGCATTTCAAAATTGGTTGGTAAAGTACCATCCTGTCTTTGTTGTATTAATTGACTTTGTTGAGTTGCTTGTATTTCAGTTCTTTTATCTTTACGATCTTCTATTAAAGATTCTTTTTCTTTCATAGCTTGAACCTCCATAGACTTCAACTCTTTGTCAAATCCATACTGTAATTCTATTAATTGCTTTTTTAATTCAGTTTCGCTCTGCATTCTTTGTAATTCAAATTGAGATTTTCCTTGTTCAATTTGTAAAGTAGTTTGTGCTAAAGCTTGTTGTTTTTGAACCTCAGCCATAGCTGCTCTTTCAGATGCTTCTGCATTTGCATCAGCTTGAGCTTTTATATTTGCTAAATTATTTTGTTGGTCTTTTTCAGCTTTTTGTTCTTGCTTAAGTTTTAGTAACTTATTAGCTAGTTTTAAGTTTTTTATTTCTCTTATCTCTATAGCATCTGGCAAGCTTATTGACTGTTGTTGCAGTGCTACTTGTATATTTTGCTCAAGTGCTGCTTTAGCTTCTTCATCTGGTTCAATTTCTAAATATATACCAAAGTCATATAAGTGAAGATTTTGTATTTCCTCTAATGTCTTTACATTATAAAGACTTATGCTATCAATTAAACTTTCTCTTAGTAAATCAAACTGTATACTATCAGCAACTCTTAATGATATATTTTCACAAGCTCTTAACGTTAAAAACAAGCTAGCATTTAATATATGCCTAGTTGCAACATTTGAATTAGCAGCAGCTAACTTTTGTAAACCAACTAACGATTGTTTATCTGGCATAGTACCATCTCTAGCTTCGTTAAGTCCAGTTACATCTCTAATCATCTTTAAGTAATACTCATATGTTGATATAAGAGAGTTTATTTTTTGACCACCTGAAGAAGTATTTAGTTCTTGTATTGGAACTTTACCTTGGTTAATATCACCATCTTGAGTCATTGATCTACCAACTATAGAACCTGTTTGAAAATACATATTCAATGCTTCAGCTGGATTATAATTAGTTCCATTACCTAGATCTACTTCAGCTAAACCATCTACGTCCATAAATACACCATCAGGAACTACTCTAGAAAGCACTTGCTGTAGTTTTAAGGAAGTCAATTGAATCATGTCAGCAAAACCTATCATACGCTCTACAGTTGACTCTATACGACCTTTATACATGTGTGGTGCAACTAGTTGATAATTCATATTAACTTTAACAGTGTTTGAATAAGGTCTAGTCATGTTTTCTGCTATCTTCCAATCTAACATTATGTCGTGGCCTAATATTTTAGCTCCAGAATACAATACTTCTATTGATCTAGAGACCTTGTCAAAGTTATCGCTTGGTGGTGGATTAAAAAAGTCAGGCTTTTCTAAAGCTTTTTCTAAACCGTTTTCAGTATATTTTATTTTATACACTTGATCCATATAAGTTTTATATTCAAAATATAATACTTGTACAGTGTTGTTATTATCTTTACCTGTCCAGTTTCTAGTGTAATTAGTATTACCTGGGAATTTTTGTATTTGTTCTAGTTGTTGAGTTGTTAGCTCAGGAAACTCTTTTTTAAGTTCTGGTAAACTAATATTTTTAACTTCACCAACGTAGTATATATCTTCAAAATTAGGATCTTCTGTATAAGACCAAACTAGATTAGCTGGATCAACATAGTCAACAACAATACCTTCTGATTTATTCCAAGAAGTTTTAACAGCTCCAATACCCAACACAACTAAGTCTCTATTAAATCTAGCTCTAGTTAAATCGTATTTGTTTTTAGCTAAAGTATTTTCTATTAATTCTTCTTCTGCAATTTCTATAGATTGTTTATAATCTAATTGCATATGTATTTCTAATTCTTCTTCTGTTTCT